ATCTTTTCCAAACTGACGGCTTCTTGTTGCTTGTGGAGTAAATGATTTTAATATTTGATCGGGATCAATATTAGTATCATTCTTTAATACGTCACGAATAGAGCGCCCTGTTGCTTTTGCTACTTCAAAGGCTTTATCTAATACACCAGCAGTCACGGTATCAATGACAACCTGTGTTACATCAAATTCACCACCAGACAATGCTTGTAAGGCTTCAATACCTGCACTTGTAGCACCAGCGGCAGCACCAACTTTAACGGCACTACCGGCAAATCTACCAGCAGGCGTAAAGGATGCGGCAATACCTAAGCCTTGCAATATATCAAACTGACTAACACCAGGTTTATTTAAAACAACCTTGGCCCCTGTTTGATTATTGTTAGCAATTAAGTTTCCTTTTTCATCTGAAGTAATACCGATATTTTCAAAGTTACTTTGTAGTATTTGACCAAGTTCTTCAGGGTTTGTAGCCGTTAATAGTGCTGGTGTTAATGCTGCTGTTTTGGTTTTATCCTCACCAAACAATAAGCCACCTTGCCCGATTTCTGGCAACTCTCTTGTGGCTCTTGTTTCTCTATCTGAACCTGTAAAGAATTCGCCTACACTTGATAAAAAGCTAGGCTCTACTCTTTGCTGCTGAGCTTGACTAGTAACCCCACCAGTATCAGGTAAGCCCAAACCACCGCCAGTAATGTTAGCACTTTGCACCTCTCTCGCTTCAAGTTCACGTAACCGCTTTATTTTTCGTAATCGGTCTAGCTCTTGACGTTCATCAGCCATGTTATTACCCTAATTCTGCTCGTAGTTGTTGTAATTCTGCTTGCTCTGCTTTGCTTAAGCCGCCAGTTTTTTCGCCAAATTGAATATCATAAACACCTTTAGATTGTTTTCTAAGGCTTTCAAATGCTCGTTTTCTGCCTAATGCCTTTTGTTTTAATACGCCTGGTTTGTCGCCAACTTGAGGAAAAAACTTCTTGTCCTCATTAACAAACTCATCTTTACCGATAGCCGCGCCTGATTCTTTACGCAATACAGCAGTGATAAAATCACGTTTAGCTTGTGAAAATCTTTGTTGATCTTCTGATAAAACTATATTACCACCAGGTATTGACTCTAAAAACGCCGCTGTTATTGATGTAGCGTCAAACCCTTCTGTCGCTTCAAGCTCTGCTAACACTTCATTAGATGCGAAAACCCTATTTGCAAAAGTAGAAGATTGTAATTGACCTTCACTAGCTTTGTTTATTGCTTGTTGATCACTAGGTTTTAATGATGGGTCGGTTCTTGTGCCTTGGGTTATTTCCCTAGCTCTTGCTTGTCCTTCTGGTGTGTTTGGATCTAAACCTTCAGCCGCCACTTTTTGCTGTAAAGAGCTTAGTTTTGCAACTGGTGCGGCTTTAATTAAACCAAACCTTTCACCTCTTTCTATTAGTCTATCCGCGCCACTGTTTACTTGATCAAAATTACCAGAATTAACAGTTTCTAATATTCTTTTACTGTCTGACATATCCCGACCGGCTGTTTCACCCTCTTGTATTTTTCTTGTGAGAAATGCCGCTTTCTGGTTATCAGGAATAGCTTTTATTTCAATAGCAGATTGTACAAGCCTTTCAAGACCTGCCCTATCTTCTTCTTGTGTTATCTGTTGCTGTTGTCTTTCAACGCCTAATTCAGCTTTTTGAAACTGCAAAGGTGCAAGCTTTCTAGCTTGGTCAGTAGTAAATTGTGAGCTTTCAAGTTGTTGTAATTGTGCTTGTCTTGATAGCTCTGCTTTCTGTCCAGCGGTAAACTGGCCGGCTACATCTGCAACGTTAAATTGTGCCATTATATTGCACCTGAGTTGTTTTGACTTTGAGAAAACTGGCCAAATAAGTTTGATAAGCCGCCAATAGTCTGTTGTGTAATTTGATTTTGCTGTGCTATTCCTGATGCCCTACTTTGACCGGCCGCAAGAGCTTGGTTGGATAGGTTCTGAGAAATATTGCCACCAATCTGAGCTTGGCTCGTTGTTGCTGCTTGCCCTTGTCCTGCTATCTGACCTAAACGACCAAATTGATTTTGGATGTCTTGTTGAGCAAAGCCAACGCCTTGTTGAACTAAAGCAGAGCGAACATTGCCACCACCTAAACCGCCGATAGCTGAAGCATTACGGACTAGGTTTTTCTGCGCTCTATCTCGTAAGAATTGTTGACCAGGTGAAACTTCTAAAGCTGTTAGAGCTTCTTGTTGAGCCTCTACGCCTGACAAACCAACTAATGCTTGTTGTTGCCCTATTGCAGCAGCTCCAGCCTCTGTAAACGGCCTGAAATCTTCTCTAGTTAAATCAAACTGACGTTGGCTTTCTGTTGTGGCAGCGGTTTGGCCTTTTGTTATTTCTTTTTGACCTCTTGCAGCTTTGTTTGATGCGACAACTCCACCGACCACTGTTATTGCTGCTGCTGCTATTGCGTATGGCATAATAATCCACCTCTATTGTATTTATCTTGTTTAATGCAAACTATCATGGCTATTCTTTCCCCGTCTGAGTTGTTTTTAACCCAATGATTAAATGAATTATCAAAAGCCCATACATCACCTAAGTCTGGTGCAATATCTCCCTCATCAAAGCCAAATACAGCGCCTTTTTTGTTCTCTAGTGGGATGTAATACTTATCATAATAGTTTGCGTGCCAACCATCGTCGGTGTGTGGTAGCATTTCACAACCTGCCGGTAATCGAGTGATTATAACGCCGCCTAATCTTTCGCCGCTAACCATACTCATAACTTTAAAGCATAATTTTTTGCATTCTGTTAAGTCTTTTAACCAAATAGAATCATGTTCGCCAGATATCTTTGAGTAATCACCCGTTTTGATCATATCTGAAACATCGCCGTATCTAAGCCAAATGTCATCCATTTGAGCCATAACGGGGCCAGCATCCTTTCTTGCGTTAAGTTCACCAAATAAATGAGCGTTGTTAGCTAGTTCTTGCCTAGCCAATGTTATATCTAGCCCATTATATATTTTGTTGAATGCTTTCATATAACGCCTTTGTAGCCTCTTCATCTATCTTGTTAGATTTAACTTGTATGTTGAACTTAGTTAACCTTAGATATTCATCATTCCACGGTGTGTCAACTAAATGCCGCCAAATTTCTGACAGTCTATTATCAATATCTGATTGATTTACATGTAAGCCATCTAGCTTTTTAAGCTTTGCATTAATGTCTAATATAAAATCTCTGCTATCCATGCCGTAAGTATGATCACACCACTTAACACATTTCTCTATTTGCTCATCAGTCTTATTGATAATAACAACTTTAGAATCCTGTATTATATCAACACCTAACGAGACAAGACCTGTTGAACTATCACCAAAACCTTTTATCTTATCCTTGTACTCTTCTATCGAGTAACAGCCATTTACAGCTTCATGGTAAAAATAAACATCCGACTGTGACATAAAAACCGATAACCAAGCTGTTCTACTTCTAGGGAGTCCAGTTATAAACATAATAAACCCTTTTTGTATTGGTCAAGTATATCAAAATTTAGTCAATTTAACTAACTTGCTTCTCGACCGGTTACAGTAAAGTAAATAGAGTTAAGCGCTGAAGCCTCAACCATCAATTGCGCACCGGCTGGAATTATCTGGTTTACTATGCCGATACCTAAATCACTTTCACCCCATACGACTATTTTAAATGGCCTTTGAGGTTGCAATAATCCTGCTGCTGTCTTGATATATGCTTTGTAACTAGCGTTAACCACTGAGTTATTAGCGGCTGTGAATGATTCAATAACAATGCCTTTGCTTCCTGCTGAAAATATTGGCTCAACAGTGTCAACGGCGTTATTAACAAAGTTATCTGATAATTGTAATGATGCCATATTAACCCTTATCTAGACTGGACAATAAAAGAGCTATCTAGCTCTGCTGTGACATCATTAGTCGCGCCAATGTTTGCCACTTGAAATTTTACATAGTCATTTTTGTTCAATGTTATGTTGTCAAAATAAACATAGTAAGCAATATTACGACCACCGGCTAAATTGTTTACTACTCTTTCTTGAACTTTGCCATCTTCAAATGAAGTGGTGGCACTTCTAAATACTACTGCCTTTATTGAAACAACATCATTGGCCGCGCCCTCAACAACAAATTGAGCGCCTATCTGATACTCTCTTGGTGAGTCTCCCAAATGCCTTAATTGCCCGTTTGATGGTGAATCAAAATGGGTCAACTCTGAGGCTGTAAATGTACCAGCTAAATCAACATAAACGCCATCACTAACGATTGTTGTCGTCACCTCTACTGTTACGTTAGCTGTGGCGCCCACAAAAGTGTTATCAATGCCGTTGTTTCCCATCCATTCACACACTAAATTACTTGCTGCTACGTTAGGTATTATATTTGTGTCTGTAGCGTCAAAAACACCGGCGCGAGTGATTAAGCAACCATCTAACTGAAGGGTTGATGGGTTAATGAAGTTTGAAGCGGAAAAGTCTAAGAATGAAACGCTAGCAGGTAGGTCGATATTTTGATTAGACCTAAATCGTGATGCCATAGTAAAGCCAGCACCGGCACTAAACAAAGAATAAGCACCATCTTCCATCCCTCTAACTATCGAGGTGTCAATAAAGTAACCACCGACCCATGTGCCAACAAGTGTCAATTCAGGTTTTCCGCCAAAGCGACCAGTACCAACCTCTAAACCTTGTCTGTAATTAGTAATAGATCCAAGTGATGAGCAGTTATTGTAATTAATGCGCGAGAACTCAAAAGCATTAAATCCTGTTGCATCAGTGATATTATAAACTTGTGATCCTAATCCTGTCACCTCAACAGCATAATCCATACCTAGAATATTTCCGCTACCACCGACGGGTGATGTAAATAATGTATAGCCAATGTCTGAGCATATTATTTTTGATATATCGAAAGTAGATCCACCGATACTTATTCCGCCTGCTGGTACTTCTATCTTCAAACCTGTGCCGGTAAAGTCAATAATACCATCAAGAAAATAAAGCTTTGTACTGTCTATTGTGGCTCCTAAAGTTGTTGCTAGGTTCGTTTGATTTACAACAATAGTGCTTACTAAGTTATCGGTAAATAACACGTCGAAATTATGTTGTGTTTTGGTAAAGGCAGAAAACAAAGTATCACCTTGTTTAGCGTCTGCCGTACCTATGATTATATTTTCTTGTATCATTATGCGATCACCTTATCGGCAGTTATAAATGTTAAGTCTGTTGTGAATCCTGATGTATCAATTGTAAATTCAGGTAATCCGTCTAATTCTTTTCTTACTTGCTGTAATTGTGCGGAAAAACTAGAAGTTAATGCGCTTGTTTCAACCTCGACGGATGTGCCGTTAACTAATTCCGTTAAGCCTTCAAAAAACCTAAACGCTACTAATGTAAAGTTTCCTTTATCATCAAAAAAGTCCTGTCTACTTGGTACGAGTATATTTGCCATTATTGAGATCCTAATTCTGGTGTTGCTGCTATCCTTATTAGGTTAGCGTTAACAGGGTCGGTCACTGAAAATCTAATTGTTCTAGCATCAGGAAACCTTCCTTGTCTATTCCATATAACCTCATGGCCATAGTCGCCAATTTTACCAATAGGACGTTTAAATACCCCAAAGTAATTAAAGCCGCCATCATCTGAAAATTCCATCATAGCAACGGGGTTAGAACCTTGGCCAGTAGTTAAACCAACACCGGCTTGAAAGGTTGCCTCTAGTTCACCGGCAAAGATAGTAAAACCATTTTCGGCAATAGGCTTTAATGTTGCAGACCTTAATAAATTATCATCGTATTGAGTGTAAACATTATCTACTAGCTCACCTATACGGCCATCTACTGAATCACCAACGTATAAACGCCCGTAAGCTTTAACTATGGCGTTAACTCTCCAATGTGCGTCTGTCATACCTGTTTGGAATTCAAACCAAACCGTTGAACCTGTGAGCGCTGAAGCAGTACCGTTATATACAAATGACTTGCCTGGTATTCTATTTGAGTTAAACGTAAATACCGCTAGAAACTGGCCATCTTTGGAGTAAGTTGTTATAAATGCCGCTTCAATTTCAGCTTCAGTAAACTTTTGAATCTCGTTGTCTATGGCATCGGTTGAAACTTTCACCGCCGAACTGCTTGAGGTTTGTCGCCATATAGCGGTTAATTCATTCTCGCCGCCACCAATAAACACGTAAGTATTATCGAATTTAATTACACCGTATTTAGTGTGGGCGCCTTTTTCAGTGAATGCACCAGGTATAATTTGAAGGGGAAAATCAGTTCCACCAATATTTCTAAATACTTCGGTTGTTTCTTTGCCTATGATAGATAGCTCATCATTGGTTAATATCTGTGTAATTATTCTGTCTGGGTCGCCCTCTGCGCTGCCAAAATCTAAAGCGCTAAAGGTTAACGGGGCATTAAGATTAGATACAAATAATTGCTTTCCGTCAGTAGTGGTAAACACAAAGAAGCCACGATAAAAGCCGACAGTATCGGACGTTTGAAAATCTGGGTCTGTAACTCTTGTTAATACACTAGTTGTATTGTCAAATGCGTAGCCATCACCACCAGGCACAATGATAACTAAGTTAGTGCCATTATCAGCCATTGATACCCGTACATTACCGGTAATCGTTCCGTGAGTGTTAATCGTGTTGTTTTCGTTGAATGATATTAATGAGTTACCCATAATGAAATAAGGTACACCGGCCATAACATGAGCGCCACGGCAAGCACCTAAAGCAGTTTGTATTTTTAATGTAATACCTGAAGGTTGCTTTAATGATTTGTTATTTAATGCTGGTCCTTCTGAAACTGTGGGGATCCAATTAATACAACGCTGTGATGATAACGGCGCAACTTTATCTTTGTAAAACCCTAATGGTATTTCAATAGGTAATCTGGCCATTTAGAAATTCTCTTTATTGTTACCGTTAAAGAATCTTGCATCTGTATCATTATTACAACGACGATTACCAGAGCCTAAAGGAAGCGTATCAGGAAATTCAACTTCGCCGATAAAGATATTTTGGTTAATTAATATCTCGAAAGTATTAGTTGCAATAGAAGCTAACTCAATGCCGACTTGCTTTTGATATGAAGGAGCTAAACGAATAGCTAGATTATATTTAAACGCACTAACGGCGGCAGGCTCAAGCTCTAAGGTGTCATCCCCGTTAAATACTGGGTTAAATCCGGTTATGTAGCCGATAGCATCCCAACTAGTACCCAAGTCATTAGCGCGCCTTATACCTGATTGTAACTCATCATCAGTTAAATCAATCTCAGCCTTTTTTACGCCAATTTCTTCAAAGGCATCTGAAACGACTTCTCTCATTGTAGCCATGATTAGCCCTCAATTAGTTTTTTAACTTGCTTGCGTAATGTACCAATTCTTTTACGTCTATCAAGCTCAACGTTAAAATGCTCACGTGCAAACATTTCTAACTGTTCTTTATCCATAACAGCAACGTTTAACTCTCCATTGATTCTATCGGCAACACCTTCAATAGCTTCACCTAATGCCTGAACCTTTACTTGGTCTTTAGGGTCAACATTAAAATCAGTAGTTTTACAGAATTCTGCCGGTGAATCTTTCCACCCCTTTTTCTCATAGCCTTTGAACTCATCAGAATTAATAATCTTTGGCGCGTCTGTTTTGTGATAAATCCAACGGCGATAAACTTTAGACATTTTCTATGCTCCTACTTGTTTTCATTAGTATAACATTTTTCAAGTGAAATAAAAAAGGCTAGGTTATTAGCCTAGCCTTTCAATTACTCTAACCTATTTTATGAAGTAGTTCGTACTGCAAAATCAGGGTTTTGAGCTTTAACACCAAACAAGATATCAAAACGATAAACCGTTTCATCATCTGTGATGTTGTATTGGCGTACTGCACGTATAGAAATATTACCGAAGCTTTCACGACTAGCGCTAGCACCATCGGTTGGTAAATCTAAAGGAGCCATTGCAAGTGTAATAGCATTCTGATGGAACGCTAAGTTTTGCTTATGCTCTGCACCGGCTGTACCAGTTTTAACAGTAATAACCGCGCCATCTGCTGGAGCTGCTGTTACAGTTTGGAATGGCCCACTAATAATCATAGGAGGTGAAATTGTCAATGAAGACAAACCGCCACCATCTGAATCAGCATCAGCAGTTACCACAAACGTTTGCAAGTCACCGGTATTTTTACGCGTTTTACGGTTAACAGAATTTACGCCTGCAATCGTAATAACGTCACCAGCAAGTAACAAATCAGTGATACCAGTAGACCAGCCATCAGTGGCTAGTGTTTGAGTCCATGAATCACCAGAAGCATCATAAGTAACACTTTGTGCTGCACCAGCGATTAACGGAGTACCACCATAAGCGCCAACAGTATGAAGGGCTAATGATTGGTTTTCAAACAATTCAAACTTGCTGTACTTACCAATACTGGCTTCTTCGATTGCTTTAGTTGCGATTTGGCTTGGGAATACATTTTGTAAACCGTCAGCTAATGCAAGGCTAGCATCTTCATCGTAGAAAGCAGACCAACGGACATCCATTGGAACACCAAGCTTAGTCAGTACTTTAGCTGCTGCGCCGACTGCTAAAAAGTTAGCAGGTGGAACGCCAGGAGTACCTACAAAATTACCAATCTGTTTATAAGCATCGGCAATAGCACTTTCAACTTGTTGTGCTAACTCTGCGGCAGCAGGGCGAACATAACGAGTGGTGAAATCTTCAACCTTCAATGTTAAATCTTGTGAGGTGATGGCAAAGCCAACATGTTCACGGCGATCTAATGTTACGGTTGCTGCTTTCTCTTGAACATCTTCTTTAACCAAAGTTGCGCCAGAGGTGGCAGTAAACATGATAGGGCGACGAACTTCAATTGAAGCACCGACCTTACGGAATTGACTATCTAATTGACGATCAACTTTTGCACCCATTTGTAATGAGTTCATAAACTCTTTTAACATGATTCGAGTTACAAGACTCGTATTCTTAAACGTGTTTGACATAATAGTTCCTTATAGTCCTAATCTAATTGTACTTTTGCATCCAGTTTTCAATTGACATTTCATCATCAATCTTTTCACTTAATGCGCTACCTGAATTAATCGGGTCAATTGGATCGGGCGCTGCACTTGTTTTAATTTCGGGTTTAATAGACATTTGTACAGAAATTCGCCCTAACTCCATCATTGCCGCTGAACCTGTCATTGTTGCTAGTTTATCCGCAGCATCTAAGTTTTTAGCGAGATATAAAGCTAACTCGCCACTATTAGAAGATTGCTTAATAGCGTCAATAACATCATTTGACAAATCAGGTATAGCATTAATTTTATTCATGCCGTCACTATCAATCGCGGTAACTGCCTCAATAAATGAGTCTGTTAATTGCTGCGCTTCAAGCTTTTGCTTTTCTAAAATCGTATCCTGAGAATTTGCTTTAATCCCTTTCTTGACACCTTCTTGAATTTTATAATCTACATTGGCATCGTTAAATGCGTCTGTATCAAAATCATGTCCTTCAAGTGTTGGTTCTTCAAGCTCGGGCTTTCTTTGCAGTACATCTAGTTGCTTTTGCAAATCATCAGCGCGTCTTTCGTGTTCGCCTGCCTTCTTAGTTATCTTGTTGATACGTTTTTGAAATCCGTCATCTTTTGGCTCGTCACCTTTTGGCTCGGTTGCTTCGGTCGCTTCTGGTTTCTTTGTATCTTCTACGGGGGCTGATTCCGTGGGCTGGCTCTCTACTGGCTCTTGCTCTGAAACTTGATCAATAGCTTCTTGAACAAATGCATCAAGTGGATCTACCTGTGCAGCGGTGTTTGCTTCTGACATTTATACGCATCCTATAAGGAAGAATTTTAGCCCTCATTTAAAAGCATGAGGTAAGCTCATGGTCAATTATACTAAATAATGGTGAGATTGACAAATGGTAGAATTTTAGCAATAAAAAAGAGCCGTTAAGCTCTTAGTTTAGTGTGATATTACTGGCGTCTTGTCTGCATTAATCCATATTAGATAATCAACACTATAAGCCTTGATTCTTGGTTTGCTATCTCGCTGTATTTCCCTGATAACATCGGCAACATCCCAAGGATTCCAAAGCATATATAGGAATGTGTGCAGGTTATCAAACCATAGCTTTATCTTTTTAATCATAAATCACCTCACATTAGGCCAATCAAATAGGCTTGAATTTAATATTGATGGATTTAAACCTTTAACAGCATCATATTCAAATCGTTGTTTTGGTGGCTCGACGTACTTCGTTAATACATACTCACACCTAACATCACCGTTAGTATTGCACTCTTGAATTATAACACCGTTAGCTTTAGCCTCTTTTAATACTTCGGCTCGCTTGTGGGTTAGGTCGCTGCTTTTATAGGTTTTCATTTGTAACCGTCCTTATTATATATCCTTCAACCCTATCAAAAACAATGGTCAGGTGGCAATCCCCATCATACGCAAGCGCCTTACTCTTATCATCAGTGCTAAGCTCCATACAATCAAACGGGTCTGGGTTGTCGTATTCATCACTACAAAACACCATGTACCTTTTATAAATCTTCATTGCTAACACCCTCAAGTAACATTATACGGCCAATCATTTCACTAGCTGTCATACCTTCTTTTTCATACTGGCGAATGATTTTGTGTAGTGTTGGTTTATTTTTTAAAGTCGCGCTTGGTTACTGTGTAATCAGTGGTGTTAATTATGGTTTCAGGCATAGCGTTTTCTTTAGGCTCTCCGTTATCCATAATGTCATCACGACGATACCAACGTTTAATGTCTTCAGTTGTTTCAATATCAAACCCACTAGCCTTTATAAAAGCTGTGA